CTGTTTAATTATATCATAACTGTCTGTTGGTGGTGTAACTGATTTCAAACTTGAAAAATCCTTGAAACCCATTTCATTTATATCTTTACTTTGCATTTGAACTATTGATACATTTATACCTTCCGATAGAATTGACGAAGATATTTTTATAGCATCCGAATAAGCATCATTATCAAGTGCAACAATTATTTTTGGTGGTTTGCGAAGTAAAATTCTTTCTCGAAGTTTTGGTTGAATTATTTTGCCAAAGAGTGGAACTGCATTATATCTGGCAGTAATTGCATCAAATACACCTTCAACCAATGTTACTGGTTCATCCCAATCAATAAAACAATCAAATCCAATAACATCTTTACTCCACTTTGGATTTTTATATTTCAACATATCTTCTTCAAATATAGAACGAGAAACAAAAAAGTTTAGATTGAAATTTTCATCATAGGATGGAACAATAATTCTGCCAGAGTAATTACCATTAGGACAATATCCAATACCATAACGCAATATATCTGTTCTACCAATTCCTCTTGATTTCAAGTAACCCAATGCCTGTTTCATTTGCATCTTTACTTGAATATCCTTTATTCTTGGATATTCATATAAACGAATAAACTCTTTTGGTAAAACTAATTCTTCTTTTGTTTCGGTCTTATTATTGATGTATAAATTTTTGGTTTTAAGGATTTTGTTAAGGTCATCTAGGTATTGTTTACCAGCTTTTAATTTTTTGAATAGTGAAACTATACTTCTACCTTTAGCATTACTAACCCAACAATGCCATGGATTTTCACCGTTATTGTTTACGGTTAAATCAATTTCAAGTTTTGGTTTGTAATGACTGATAAAAGGTGAGAAGAACGAATAATTGTTGCCAGATGTCTTTCTACCTTTACCGAGAACTTTCTCAACAAGAGATAACAAATCGTAGTTTATCATAACCACACTTTACGGAAAATAATACTTGTAACAAATATAATAAAAATTTGTTACAATTACAAGCATTCTTTTAACCATTCCTCTGGTATTTCTTTCTTTGCCCAATGCCACCCTTTCTTATCACAGTATTGAGCATAGGTTGTTTTACTACCCTTGTATAATTTAGCATTTGGATTTTGGAACACAAACCGAATGTCTATATCAGGATATTGTTGAAATATCAAATCAAATTTTAATCTGTCTGTTTTTACCCATCTGCCCTTTGTTTCAATATACATTTTGTTTCCATCCATTTTGTTTAGAACAAAATCTGGTGTATAATTGTGTTTGGTTTCTGGTTGTATGTAGGATATTTTTTCACTTTCGTAACTGAATGATTTGTTGTGTTCTTTCAACATATCGTTTACATTATCTTCCAAACCACTACGAAAACCATGTTTAATTGCAACTTGATTTCTACGCATTACATATCAAACCTTACAATAACATTCATATCAACATCGTCTCGTTTTTTTATAGCATTTGCTAATTTTGCAACAGCAACCAAATCATTTTCTCTACTATACAAACCAATAGTCGTTATGTATGGTGTAAATGCAGAACCTGTAACATAATCATCCATAAAAACCGTGTTAATATCTTTGTCTCTCCTAACAGATGGATTCATTGTATAATTAAACTCATTCTTCTTTATTTTGCATATAATCTCATATTGATAGAAAGTAGCTGATCCTCTAAAACTACCAATAAATCCATCGGATGTTCCATTGTAATCGAAGTTGCCATTCTGACCTAATAAAGCATTTTTATATTTTGGTCTTGGATCAGAAACAGTTACTATACCATTTTTGTAAAATATATTACCAACCCGCGATGTTCCATATGCATATCCACTATTGTAATCATTATTTGCCAAATGTTCTATTTGATCCTGTGTTAATGCATTTGAATATATCCGTATTTCATCCAATGATCCAGAAAAATTGTGATTATCCAAACCATTACCGCTGATATAAAAATTGTTTTCGTTTTGAACCGTAAATTCCATTGTTTTTTGAATACTTGAATCTAATACACCGTTTAACCAAATTTGAAAATTACTACCAGATTTTTGGCAAACAACATGATACCAGGTATTTGGTGTTAATGTTGATGATTTTACTTCTGCTATTTCTATACCAGAACTTTGTTGGAAAGAAATTTTATGAATATCTGGTGATGAATTGTTATGTAAGAAAATATCAAATGGATATTGATTTGATTTTCTTAAAAAACTACCTGCAATATAATCAAGAGTCGATTCATTTAATGTATCAACTCTACGCATTGTATTTTTGTTGAACAATGAATTGTAAGAAGAAGTTGGATTATATTGCTGATTGGGTATTTTTATCCAAAAACTAAAAGCAAAATTTTTATTTTTGTGAAAATTAAATCTATTGTAATTTTTTACCTCAAAATATCCACCTTCCATTAACGCACATACTCCGGTTGATTCGGATGTGTCTGTTGTTGGTATACCAGGAGCATAATTTATTAAATCATTATTTACAATTTTAATATAATCATGCGATGGTGAACTATCCATTACATAGTTTGTTCTTTTATTTACAAAATTATATTCACGATATTTTTCATTAAATCCAGTGTATAATAATAAATTATTTATAGATGGAAATTTTGTATCATCAAATGCGGTATCTCTTAAATTACCAAAAGAATCATCCACTAATGTATAGGTATAAGAAGATGAAACGGAGTTGTAATTTGTAACTCTAAATGAAGTTCCACGTATACCTTCACCAAACATATTTAGTGGAATTATCATAAGAGAACTTGATTCTGCCAAGTATGTTATTGTATTATCGTCAGTTGCTTCTACTGGTATTTTATCTATAAAATAATCTGTGTAAAAATTATGATCAAGATAATACCACAAAACTTTTGGATCTAAACTCTGTGTTGTAAATACCCTTTCATAATTTGAAGATGATATAGTTGCTATATTACCAAAGTATTTATGATTTTCAGGATACAATACTCTATAAGTTTGCATTTTCAAATCTGAATAATTTTGTAATGGAATTTCATGATCTGTTCTAAATTCCCATAACTTAAATGCTTGAAATGGTGATATTGTATAATCACCATGTTTCAATTGTTTGTAACACAAACTTAAAGTATTTCCAACTTGAAATGACATTTTAATTTAACCTTACTTTTACTTGAAACACATATTCTTCGGTGTCTTTTTTTAATATAGGATTTTTTAATTTTCCAATTGCAACTAATTCTCTCCTATCGTTGTAAAGACCAATACTTGATACATAAACTTTTGGTTCTTCATAAAACCTTGAATATCTAATTATGTTGTTACTACCACTACGATATGTAATGTTATTTGAATAGTTAAAATCATCTCTAGATACTCTACAAAAATATGTTTCACTTATTGTTTCTTCGGCAGAACGAGCATACCAAGAGCCAGGATTAACTCTATATGTAGTTGGGACTGCAGAAGAACTAATTGAAACAAATAACTTTCGTATATTATCACCATCAATGGATGATGTAACCGTATTGAAAGAACATGATTGATCCAAAACAACACCGTCTAAAATAATTATGCCTTTTCTTGGAAAGATTACACCCCAAGCATTATCTTTACTTTTACCATGAACGCCCTGATTTAATGATCCAGAAACTAAATAATAATAGTCTTTTGTATCTTCATGTTCGGAGTAGAAATTATCACCATCACCACTATCATCTATCAAAGAATAAACTACACTAGATGAATCATTTGCATAAAAATTACTTCCGGTGTTTATTGATTGACTTGGGTTAGATATAATCGGTGATAAATGTATTTGTATATTTCCAGGATCTATTCTGTCCTTAAACAATTCTTGATTAAAATGTATTGCATAAAAATAATCACCGTTTATTCCATTCTTAAATGGAAATTTTCCAGTATCTCTATCCAAACATTCTAACATATATTTTTTATACATTGATTTTGCTGGATAAGCGTTTGTATATTGATCCAACATATATGATGAACCTGAACCTGATATGTGCGCATATGAAATATCAAATTGATAATATGCGCCGGATTCTCCTTCTATTGCATTCAATATGGGGATATAATACTTCGAGTGTAGACTATTTGTAGATCCAGTATGAAATGTTGTTAATCTCTCATTATCACACTTAAACAATGGTTTAGTATTATACCTAAACATTGGACCTGCGTAATCATCTGGTTTAATTATACGCTTATATGCAAAACTTTGTCTATTAAATTCATTTGGCAAAACATCTGGTGATGATGTTATCACTTGCGGAGGAACTACAAAAAAAGTAGGATTACCATTGTTTATGACAATACTTATTCTATCTCTTGACGGAAATCCACTTGATATTTGAAATAAAATGTATCTTTTAATATATTCCAATACAAGCCAATTTATCTCCATACTTAATTTGGATGACATATATTATCCTCCAAAAAAACTATAAGCAATGATTGGCAATTCTACACCGTATAATTCAAATATCTCCTCAATTCTGCCTCTCTCTTTTAATATAACAGATCGTTGGTATGGATCTTCAGTAAATGTATACGGATCCAAAATTACTGGTAGTTTTTGCACCCGTGTTGGTAAATCCACATCAATATATTGTCTTATTTTTTGTAAATTTGTTTCAATATAATTTCTAGCATAATAATTTGCAAGTGTAAGTGGTTCATCAACTTGACTAACATTAAATAGTTCATTTGGTGTTGAACTAGAACTTGTAATACCCATTATTTGTAAAAATAATTTTATAGCAGCATCATTTATATCATTTGAATTTATTATTATAGGATAATCTGCTAAAAATGATCCAGTTAATGCATTAAGTATTTCGGTTTCAGATCTTATCATATTACCAATTCAATCTAATTTTTATCAAAATATCATTTGCTCTTGTTTTTTTAATAGGTTTACTCAATTTAGCAATAGCAAGTAATTCTCTGTCATTATTGTAAAGACCAACTGTTGTTATGTATGTCATTGGATCATTATAGAAACAATGATTTTTTATTCTACCTTTTTCATCTTGGTTATCTTTAACGTATGTTGGGTTGTTACTATAATTTGCATCATTAGATTTTACTCTTACAAAATAATGATTTGTAGTTTTTTCTTTTACATTTCTTGCCTTCATTGGGTGATTAAAATTATTTGCACCACTTATTGCAGTAAAGAATTTGTAAGAATTATCACCATTTATATTGCTACCAGTTACAGTATTAAAATTCAAATAATTATTTAGTTTAGACGCATCAAGAACAATAAACCCGAGATTTGGATATACTTGACCATAGGTTGTTGCCATTTTATTATTTAGATTTATACTACCGGTTCCACTAATATGTGTTCCATCATTCAAACTTCCACTAACAATATCATATGTGTAAAAAGGATCATCTGCACAAGTTTCTGGATTATCAACTTCATTTGAATTATCAATCAATCTTAAAATTTTTTGTGATGATGATACGGCAACATTACTTCCGGTGTATACATTATTTAGATACGATGTT